TAAGGCAAAAGACCTTACATCGGAGGCTAGTTTCTTTTGTTTTTCGGGTTCAGCCCATTCGGGAAGAGCGGCAACTAACTTACCATGTTCTTCCTTTAAGGCTTGTTTACGCATGCTTTCCGTATCTTGAGCAAACTTCTGCTGTGCTGATACCTGTTCATTTCGGATAGACTGAACTTTCTCCTGTGCTTCCCTAAATTCTTCCCTTTTTGTGACATACTCTATCGGATCGGTATCCTTTAGAGTTGACCAATCAATATTAACAAACTTATCAAGTTCACCAGAAGCAGTTCCAATAATCTGCTCTAAGTTTCCCATGTACTGCTGACGCTCATTCTGCATCTGTTGTAGTTCGGAGACGTATCTTTGCGCTAACTCCTCCGTTTTTTTCCTATCAGATGACAGTTCCTGCGTCTTTCGAGTATAATCCGACTGTCGGCTATAGCCGTTTAAAAGCTCATCAAGACTTACTTCTCGCTCTTCACCATTTACGGTAACAGCGTAAAGTGTCCCTTCGTCTTCTTCGTCGGTTTCCTCAGATTCTTCTTCCTCCTCTACGGATTCTTCTTCCTCTTCGGGTTCCTCCTCAAATGATTCGTCTTCCTCTTCAGGTTGAGACTCTTCAACTTCGGTAGGTTGTGCTTCCTCAGTTTCGGGAGTTTCCTCTTCAGGGTCCACTAAACTGAGTAATGCTTCTTGCGCCTCGGTAATACTTCCACCTAGCGCGGGTATCGGCTTTAAAGCCGGATGCGGGGCATTCTGCGTATCCGCCATTTTTTATTTCTCCTTCAGATAAATGGGTGTTGCTCTTCAAGAACTTTATTCATGTGTCCAGTTTCCAATATGGACTGTGCATGACCATAAAGCCTATCAAGCAGTCGCATCGCAAGCCAGATTGACTCCCTGGCCTCCAACTCTGTTGAACCACTGTTTCCCCAGCGATCCATCAAATCTTTCTTTAATACATCAAACATCTCTTGAAACAAAGGATCATTAATTAAATCTTTCGCCCTTCTTTCCCTTTCTTCTTGGTTCATACCGTATACCTTATTTTCTCCTTCCTAGGTTAATGAACTCCATTCATAATCCTGTCTAGTTCTGATTCCGGCTTTTTCTTCTTTTTTCTCTTAAATGGATTAAAGTCTTTTATAAATTTTGGTTTTTTTGCCTTAGGCTTATATTTATTTAAATCAATCTTTCCTGACATTATATTATCCATTAAGTCTTTTTTCTTAGTCGGCATCATGTATCTCCTATAGCTACAGCTCTCTTTTGTTCTCTCTCAAGGTTTATTTCTTGTGCTTTCAAGTTGGAGTCTACCGCTAACTTCTGGTATTCCTGTTGAATCTTCTGAGCCTTGAGTTGAACCTCGGCGGATTTAATTTCTAGTTCTTTCTGCTTAACCTCAAACTCCATCTGAGCAGTCTGCTCTTCAGGAGATGGCCCTTGCTCCTCTGGGGGTAGTTGAGAGGGGTCAGTTAAGAAATCATCTACATTCTGGAAACCCATCGCTTTCACAAGTGCCGCTCCCAAATTGTATATGTTCTGTTCATTAACAACCCTTAAACCACCGCTCATCGCCTCTGAACCAAATTGTAACATCTGGGACAGGTGCATCATCTGCTGATCTTTATTACCGCTTCCTAAAGCAACAGACACAGTGCAGTCATACTTATCATTCCATACATCAGGGCGTACTGGAATCCACTCGTTGCGTAACATAACCATTCTTTCTTTGTCTTGGTTCTTATAAAGTAATTCATATATCCTTATCATTAAATCTTTTACGCCGGTTTCTGCAAAGTTCCTAGCGATCAATTCCAAACGACTCTGGGCTGCGCCCATAACAGCGTTTACAGCGGTAGCCGTGGTATGAGATTTCAGGGCATTCTCATCTAAACCCTGAGACATCCTAGATACACCAGCCCTAGCCTCCCTAACACCATCCAGGTATTCAAGCATCTGGAAGGAATAGGGTTGCAAGGCGGGGGTAGCGAGGGGCATTACGGCGTTGGGGGATTTAACTCTAACCACTCCACCCGGTCTTTGGGTGAGTAGATCATCGAGATTCGCCTGCCCCTCTAAAACTGCAAACCGACCAAAGTTCTGGTTGTACATATTGTCCATGAGATTACGCATTAGCGTAGACTTCATTAGCTGTAAGTCCATCACTAAATCTGCAACCGACAAACCAAAGAACTTATGCGGTATCTTTATGGGGGTAATAGAAACAAATGGGATAGAATCTATTGCATCATTCTCTAAAACTTTAGAACCTACTGTACATACTTTCCTAAGTTCTGTAATTCCATCGCCATCAAAATCTGTTTTTAAGAAGGACTCATGTAACCAGTATGTTCGTAAGCCTTCCTCACCAAAATCATCACCGCCGCCCATACCTTCCCAGTAGTTGGCAGACTTGTCAAATTGGTAACGCTCTAGCCTCTCAGCAGAGAACGCAGTCATGTCGTCACCACCGCCACCAAGATCACTAGGCTCAAGGCCTTCATCAGGGTACATTTCCCTTAATTCAGAGAGGGTCTTTATTACGCGATGACACACAAACCTAGCGTCTTGTATATTCTTAGCTTCTCTGCTGATAAGAAATTCAGAGGGTGGAACGTTCTCTACCCTTATCTTTCCATTGTAGGAGCTTCGTTTTATAACTACATCATGTAAGGATACTACAGTATCTGTTTCGTCTACATCTTCATAGGGCGTGTGCTCTATTACTTCAACACTATCATCACTTATAAGTCCTGTGAAAGATTCCTCATCTAAGCCCCGATACTCTTCCCTTTCTTCTTCCCCATACTCATCCCACCAGACCTTTACTATGCCATTCTTGCTTAATAAAGCATCAGTAAACCAAGAATACAAAATCTCCCAGCCCGGATTGTCTTTTGTAAAAACGTAATTAACGTAGTCTGTAGCCTGTTTAGCCATCTCTACGTCTTCAGGGCCATGAGGACTAAATTTTACCATTTCATCCCCGGAGGCAAATACTCGCATCAAGGAGGGCTTAATCCATTCAATGGTGTCCTGTACTGTGGAATCTACAAACTGACTACGACCCTCTACCTCGTTACCAAAAGGAAGGCCATAGTAATACTTCATGGCTTGCTCTCGTTGGGTAGATATTACATCCCCCATATATCCAAGAGAATCAGAGATTTCCCCCCGTATCCTGGTTACTAATTCTTCTTCAGTAAGTTTTTCACTAGCCATTAAACGATCCCATAATTCTGGTATTCAACATCCTTTGTCCATGAGGGGTCTTCCCCTGCTACAGCAAAGCGTTGAGATTGAAAGCAGTATCTCGTCGCTGACATCAGGTCATCGCGAAGAGGAACTACCTTATTGTCTTTTCTGTGGTACATCCTGAACTCCTCGAACCAATCCGAAAGATTAGAGAAAACCTTAAACTTCCCAGCTTCTACAGATTGGAGTATAGCCATCAAGCCTTCCTCAATAGAGTTAGACCCCTTGTTATTCCCCAATGCTGGGGGGTTGGTGAAATGCTCCAAGAGAAAATTACAACCTAAATTCCTATACTGGTGAGCGAGGCCAGGGTTGCCCATAGAATCTCGTCTATTACCGTCATGGGGATAAGCAACGGGGATAAAGTGGGGACGAGCGCGTATAACTGCGGCGTGTACTGTCGGACTAGCCTTCGATGCCCTGTAGCAATCATATATGTAAAATGTCTCATCTTCCCTGTCTATAGCGGCCCAGACCACTGCTGTTGGATGATCCCATCCAAAATCGATGGCTGCTATCTTAGGCCAATGATCCTCTAACGGGAAAGGTTCTACCATTACTTTTTCTTCTCCCAAGGGGAAGACCAATCCTGATCCAATCGAGGGTCTACCATTCTTACGCATCTCCCTTTCATGTGGGGAGTATGACGAAAGAATCTGTTCCATTACAGACTCTGAGAGGTGGCCTCTTTCCCCTCCCTTAGAGAATATTCTTTCAGAGGCATCGTCCCAAGTCGCGTTAGTCAGAGACTGCCCTGATTGGAGGTTGTTCATAAATGAGGCTACAGTTTCCGTCATCCCCTGCTCTTGCGTAAAAGTCAT